AAATTTATTGATTCTGATTGTATTTTATCTATTGCCATAATTTATCCTATGTAATTAATTTATGTCCTGTAAAATAAATATAATTTTCTCCTGATCTTCCAGCTGGACTTGTTGCTACAATATAAACTTTAGTTTCTATATAATCTGAAACTGCTAAATCTAGTGAAGTTGTTAAAACTATACCATTATCAGAGCCATCATTGTTGTTTCTAAAATCAACAGCAGTTTCGGCTACAGAACTTCCATTTTTTGTAATAAATAATAATAATTCTGATAAAGTTCCATTATTTACTGCTGAATAAAAACTAGATGTAAAAGTATATTTACCAGCTTCTCCACTAGGAACTGTAAATTTATTTGATGCAAAAGCATTATCTGTATCATAAGATTCTGCTCCAAAAACAACTGTAGAAGTTACACCACTTGAAAGACTTTGAGCAGAATTAGCATATACTTTAAAAGCTGGAGTGTTAGTACCACCAATACCAGATACAAAGTTTGCTCTAGTCATTTTTCTTAATGCACTAGCTGATGTGTCATGAATTAATATTGTGTCATCTGTAGCGATAGAAGTTTCAGCAGTTTGACCAGTAATTATTGTAGGTGCTACTTGTGAGTTGCTAATAGAACCATCTGGAGCATTTACAGTTTGTAAAGCTCTACCAAGATAAACACAATACATTTCATCTGTACCATTAACCAATGCAGCAGAAAGTGTTAGTGTAGTACCACTAGCAGTGTATGCTTTTCCTGATCCAGGTTCTTGAACAACATTATTAACTACCAGTCTAATATCGTTTTCATTTACAACACTATGACTAAGTGTGTATGCAGTTTGAGAATTAACAATTGTAAATACTTGTTTCTCAAAACTAATAAAACTATTAGCTGGTTCTTTACCTATGTAAGCCATCTTACGTTATCTCCATTATAGACAAAGTTGCATCAATCTTAGCTGAAACAGAACAATCAATCTTCAATACATCAGATGCTTCTAAAACATATTTACCACCAGATAAAAGTTCTAAAGAACTTCCTGCTGGAATACTTGCATCTTTGACAACTGTTACATTTTCATTAGATCCTGTACTTGATTCTAATTTAACAGATGCGGTTACTGCTGATGTGTGAACATTACAAAGTGTAAGTCCAATAACAACAGTTGTTGTTGAAGAAGGAACTGTGTATAAAGTCAAAGCTGTACCTGCCGAACTTGGCATTGCTGCATTTGTTTTTACTTTAAAAGTATTTGCCATTTATCCTCCTATTATCCTAAAGCTATTGCTAAAGCTGTCGGATCATCTGTAGAAAATCCTTGAGCTGACATTAATGTTACAACTCTTGATAAAGCTGCTTTTCTGTTAGTACCACCAGCACCATCATCAACGACAATTAAATCTGATGTAGTTAAGTCTGCACCTATATCAGTTCCACCATCAATATCAATAGCAGCTATTGGTAAAGTGCCTGTATCACCACTTCCGATTAAAGTTCCTGTTGCCACTGGTAAAGTTACAACTGCTGATGAACCTGCTGAATGTGGTTGTGCTTGTAAAGTTTGTGCATGAGCATTTGATGACTCACAATAAAATTTTACTTTTGATACTGCACCAGTTCCAGTTCTAATATCTATATTACCATCAGAAACAGTAACACCACCAGAACTTCCGTTACCATCTATTAAAACTTTACCAGATCCATTTGGTAATACAGATATATTACCATTAGATACAGATACTATTTCTGATATTACTGGTGAAGTTAAAGTTTTATTTGTTAATGTTTGAACACCATTTAAAGTTACATCTCCAACATTTGATGGTTGAACAATTGTAAATACAATATTAACTGAACCAATTGAACCAGAGTTATCTGTAGTACATAAAAATATTTTATCTGCATTAGTTGAACCCTCTTGAACAATAACTAATTGTCCAGCAAGTTCTGCAACTGTATCATAATCTGTATCTCTAGTAGCTGCACCTGAAGCTACAACATTATAAATACCATTTTCAGTAGCATCTGTTTGATCTTTTACTAAAACTTTATTTCCTGTAGCAAGTGTAATACCATCTAAAGTATCACCATTTTCTAAAGCATTTGATAAATTAATATTTGCTGTTGTAGCAACCCTTGTAATAATTCTTGTTTTTAATCCTGTAACTAAATTATCTACATAATTTTTTGTTGCAGCATCTGAACTAGCAGATGGAGAACCAAGTCCTGTAATTGTACCACCAGATATGGCTACACTATTTGCAGCTTGTGTTGATATAGTTCCAAGTCCAAGTGATGTTCTTGCAGTTGAACCAGACTCTGCTACCCATGTTGAACCACTACCAACAATGAAATTACCATCTGAATTTGATAAATTTCCAATTGCTGTAAGATTTGCATTTGATGCACCTTTAGCATCTAGTTGTGCTTGGATATTTGAACTTACACCATTAAGATGACCAAACTCTGTATTAGAGATTGTACCATCATGTATTTTAGTTGCATCTATTGCAGCACTTGCATTTATATCTGCATTAACAATAGCACCATCATTTATTTTTGCAGATGTAATTGCACTGTCTGCTATCTTTGCAGTAGTGATTTGTGAATCTGCTATGTGTGCAGTGTCTATACTTCCATCAACATAGTGTTCTGAATTTATACTATCATCAGCTATCTTTGTGCCATCTATTGCATCAGCAGCAATCTTAGCTGTTGTAACATTTGCATCTGTAATCTTAGCAGTTGTAATTTGTGCATCTGCAATGTGAGCTGTATCTATTGAACCATCTACATAGTGTTCACTATCAATACTATCGTCTGCAATCTTAGAACCATTAACAGCATCTGCTGCAATCTTTGCAGTTGTTACTGATCCATCTACTAAGGTTGTTGTTGAAATAACACCTTCAGGTATAGAATTATTTGTTTTAGATAAAGCTGCAATATAAACATTTGAGATAGCTTCATTAGATAATGTGCCACTATCAAAAGTTACATTGACAGTTGTGTTTGTAGAAAATGATGAACTAGCAATAGTTCCAAAAATTGTACCTGGTGTTGATGCTGTAATTTTTATTCTTCTTCCAGCATGATAGATTGAAGTTACATCTACACCTGCAATTGTAAAAGATGTTCCTGATGCGTAAGCAGCAGTATAAGAACCTGATCCATCACCATATTCAATCCATTGTGCATCATTAAACCAATCTCTAGTATTCTTCATCAATGCTCTAATGGCATTGTTAAGATTACTTGGTAGCATACCCTCCGCAGTAGATATACCATTTAGTGATGTGTTACTGGATTGTGTGGTTGAATAATCTTTAATGTTACTTGTCATCTAATCCCCTATAAACCATGCAAAAACTTTTTGACTTTCTTTGTTCCGATCATTTATTAATGTGTTAATAGCTTCTTCAATTTGCCTTTGGAAGAACTCTTGAGTTTCAAAACTATATCTAACATTATCTATATCAGTTTTTTCTGTCATCTCAAACCTATTCTTGAACCAATTAGATCAATACCTTGAGCATGAGTCCATACTGATCCAGATGGTGTTATTACTTTTACTTTAAAATATCTACCTGATTGTCTTATTGGATTATCTCCACTAGCAACCATTGATGATACTGAAGACTCTGTAGCTGTATCTGCTAATCTTTCTCTAGTGCTAATTTTAACTGTAGAAGTAGCATCTACAATTGGTCTAATATTGGTTATACTACCTCTATGACCTGGAAACAACTCAAATTCTCTAGTTTCTAATGTTCCTTCATTTTCTGTACCTGAAAATATTGCAGCTTTAAAATCACTATCTATTGCACCTAAATACAACTGACCACCATTCCAAAAGTCAGTATCTAAAGCAATATTAATAGCATCTAAGTTTTCTGAAATAATATCCATCAATTCTACAGTGTAAGCACCTACAAACTGAGAAAAGATTGTACTAGCACTAGCATCTGCTGTTGACCATTTTTGTGTTGCATAATTATAAATAATTACTTTATCACATATACCAGTTGTGTTTGCAGTGTTACTAGCAGATGGATATAGCCATAAAGCTAGTTGATTAAATGGATCAACTGCTGCACATATTCTATCACTAAATGCTTTGTTTAAATCTGTATCAAAAAATCTATTAACTTTCTCTGCACCTATGGATATTACTTGATCTCCATTTAATTCATAAAATCCATCATCTGCATAAAAGAATACTCTACGATTATCTTGGCAAACAGTTCTTCCTAATACAGCACCTCTGTTTGGTGATATTACTGATAATCTAAATACTGTTGCACCACCAACATAGTCCATACGAATTATTTGGTTTTGTCTAAAAACATATCCTATCTCACCAGACGTTATGTGAGTTATCTGTCCACCTGAACCTGGTAAGTCTTGTAAGTCAGATTGTTTAGTTCCAGGTTGCCAAGTTGTTAAGTCATTAATACCTGACCATTGAATTCTGTTTGAATTGTTTGTATGGTTTCCTGTTACAAAAAAATCTCTAACTACACCTGAAACTTTAAATACAGGAACTGTACCACTTGTTCCAATAGTAGATAGATTTGCAAAATTAGTTGAAGTACCCATTTCATAGTATTGTGCTGCATCTTTACCATTACTAGCAACAACAAATTGACCGAATTGTGTAAATGTAAAATAGTCTGTATCAGTACCTGTTAAACTAGATTTTCTTGAAGTAAATGTACCACCATCAAGTTGAAAAATATCTGTATTGTTTGCAACAAAGTTAAATACATTATTTGAGTTATCTCTAAAAGAACCTGCACCTCTACTGTTTGCACCAATATTGTTTGATGAATAAGCAACTAATGAAGGAAATCGTTTGTAAGATTGTCTAGCAAAGTAAACATTGTTAGCAGTATTTGCACCTGGATTTAAATACTCAGGTTGATCTGGTAGCCATTCTCCAAAAGGTATTTGCATTATTCTCCTATTGGTTATTATTTGTTACTGCAAATGATCTTTCATTGAAAGAACCAGCGACTGTTACATCACCTCTTTGTTGTAAAGGTGCGTTACCATATTGATCTTCTCTATCGTTTCTTTCAAGTCTTTCCATAGCAGTTGTGTACATTCCTTGCCATTGTTGAAGTCTTCCTGGTTCAACACCTCCTAAAAAATTAGCAGCATGATATAACGAACCATATAAATAAATAGCTGGGTGATGTGTTAAAATATAATTTGATGTATTTGAATCTGATAAAGCTGCAAACTTAGCATAGTAATTTAATGTTCCTGAATATGCAGCAGCAGGAGTTGGTGCAAATCTAAAATTATCACCTAGTATAGTATATGTTGATGGCATACCAGACATAGAGCTACCTTTGATTTGATCCATTTGAGCAGGTGTTATGTATTTCAAAGCATACTTAGTGCCACCTTCAGTAATAAAAAAATCTCTTACTTGTAAAAAATCAGCAGGTATAGATTCAGTTTCCGAATCAATAGTAATAGAAGTAGATGAAATCATTTTTCTAATTCTTAGTTTTGAATTAAAATCTGCTTCTGTTAATACGATAAAGTCATCAGCTATTTCTGATGTTAAGTCTGATCTATTTAACCAATTTGCAATAGATGTTTTTAGTGCTGAATAACTACTTAGTGCCATTATAAATTACCTTCTGCGGTTTTAAAATATCTAAATTCATTTGAGTTTAGTTTTTTCTTTAGAATTTGTTTTTGTACTTCTTTTGGAAGACCAAACCAATTACTTGAACCATTATACTCATTCGCCCAAACAGATAAAGCTAAAGTTGGAATACTGGCAACTCTTTTCATATCTCTTGATTTAGAGTAACCATCATTAAGATTATATAATCTTTTATTATGTTGGATGTGAGGATTGATATTTACTTCTTCTTTAGTGATAATTTTACCATCCATGTCATCTTTCATGTAGGTAGTTTTTTGTAATCCATCTATTGTTACATCTTTTTTCATCTGCCTTGACCTTTGTACCTAGTTAATTTTTTATTTCTCTTTTCATGTTTATTCAAATCTTTTTTGTGCCTACCTGGTCTTTTTTTTGGTTTAGGTCTTGGAACAAAGTGAACAAACTTTTGTCTTGCCACTAAGCACTCATTTCAGTAACTGAAACATTTGCACTTCCAATTGCAGCCATTTTTTCTCCAGGTGAAACTTTGAAAATTTCAGGTTGGTCAACTGGTAAAAATATATCATTAGCTGTAGCAGTTGGTGATGCACCAAATACAATATGAACATCTGCATCGGCAGCTACTCTTACATATTCAGTTTGTGAACCAAAAGCATTTCCAGTTGCAGCAGACGAACCAGATGGCGATACTTTTTGTGTTGTTCCAGGTCTTAATCCATAATTAAAACTCATATTTATCTCCTATTAGGTAGAGGGGAAATACCGCTAGGCAAGATCCCCTCAAGTGTTTATTATCTTCTTATTACAAATGTAACAAGTAATTTTTTAGCTCCAGTAGAACCACCATCAGTAATCATTTCAATAGTTCCATCTTCTTCTACTCTGTTTGCAGCAGTAGGTTCAGCAGTATCTACATCACCAGCAGCAGATCCAGAGTGAGCAACAGTTATGCCACCACCTGTAACAGCAGTGCCACCTATTTCAAAACTAATTGCAGCATTGCCTCCAGATATTGCACCTTGTAAAGCAGTAATAATTTTAATTATTTTACCACCATCAGGTATTGCAACAAATGTTGATGAAGCTGTAGATACATCTTCAATCTCAGCAGTTATAAAGTAATCGTTTAATGTTCTCATTTTTTATCCTTTTAGTTTGCTTCGTTCCGACTTTAAATCTTCAAAGACCAAACAAAATTGTTAATTGATTGATGGGGGATTACTCCCCCACCAAATTAGTTATTATGATGTTGTTAGATCGTAAACAGCACCACTTGCAGCTTCGTTTCTTGATTCAAGAGTGTACTCTGTAACCATAAATCTCTGATCTGCGTCAGCAGTCTGAGCTGGTGTTTGTAGAGCAAAATCTCTCAAGAAAGCAACAGCAAAGAAGTCCATTTCTAATACTAAAGCATCTTGTCCTTTTTTAGCAGCAGTAGAGTTAGCACCTCTAATGAATCTGTTTGGAGCAACTTGTAATGTTCCAAAGTCTGACTCATATACGTCAATTGAAGTAACTAATCTTCTGTCTTCTGCTTGGTCAAATCTAGTTGAACCACCAGTAAAACCAGATAGCTTTTGCTTGTTGAAAGCACCAACCATAATCATGTTTGGGTTTCCACCAGCATCAAAGCATGATCTCAATACAGACTTTAACTGATCTTCAGTGAAAGCTCTTTGAGTACCATCAGTTCTAGCAGCACCGCCACCTGAACCTGATCCACCAGCACCTGCATCTACGTTAGAAGAAATCCAAGTTTGAACTCCACCTAATTTTCTTGCAGTTGTAGCATTACCAGCAGTAGTAGCGACATTTGATAAAAGAGCAGTTTCCATATCTCTTTTTAATTCTTTCGCAGATTTTGCTACTTGGTAAGCTAACTCATTGTTTCTTCCAGCAGATGTTACAGCATCATTTGTTCCTGATACTTGAACAGCTTTTGTAGAAATCTGAGTATTGTTCGCTAGTTTAGTTGTTGCACTCAATGTTGGGTACGAAATACTTGCACCCTCAACAGCAGCATTAGCAGCAACGTCAGCTAATGAATCTGTTTGCCATTGGTGTGATGTGTTTGTTGCAGTTGTTTTTGCAACACCAGACATAAAAGGAGTTTCTGTTGGAGCTATTGAATAAATAATATCTGCCAAATCTTCTCTTATGCCGACTGTTTGGTATGTTTGAAATACAGCCATTGTTTATCTCCTTGTTAGGTTATTGTTTATAAATAACGCATCAGAAGTTCGGTTGCATCTTTAGGATTACCAGACTTCTTCAACGTCTTAATCTGATTCAACCTAGTTTTAGAGTTTAATTCTTCTTTTGTACTTTTAGTGCCTGACTTAACAAACTTAGTTGGTTTAACTTTTTTAGAAACTAAACCAGGTTTAACTGATTTAGATTTGTTATAGTTCATACCATCTATAATCACATCAAAATATCTTGAGTCATAAATTCTAGCGACATCTTCATTTGAAAAGCCTTTAGAACTTAAGTAGTTCATAATATTTGATTTAACTGTATTACCCTTAATAGGATCAGCAATCTCAGGATGACGTAAGTGAAGTTTTTTTTGTTCTTCTCTTAGTATTTCCTGAAACTGAGCTTGTTGATGTTCTCTCAGTTTTTGCTGTGCTTGTTGTATCGTATTTTTTCTTTTCTGAATTCTACGATCAACTTTAGCAGCCTCAGTTGGATCTTCCTCCCAAAGAGCATCTAACTCTTTAGAATTCATATCGTTGTTAATTTCAGCATTCAAAGTAGCGACTAAAGAATTTAAATCTTCCATCTTGGTTGAATACTGGTTTTTCAGACGATCTTCTTCAGCTCTAACTTCTCTTTTTTCAATCGCTAGTTCCTCAGTTTTTCGTCTATAGTCGGCATCTTTTTGATAACCTGCTTTTAATTCTTCAAGGTCAACATCAATCTTTTCACCATTTACAATTACTTGGTGTAGATCGGTTGTTTGTTCTTCAATCGCATTCTCATCTTCGGATGCTTCGTCTGCAACTTCCTGAGTTTCCTCTGGTTGAGCAACAGTTTCTTGTTGAACTTCAGTTTCTGTTTCTGCTTTTGCTTCTACTTCTTCTTTCGGTTCAACTGGTGCAGCTTCTTTTTGTGGTTTATTGATAACACCTTTAGTGTCCATCAAACCTTCAATAGACTTTGCAGCACCTTGTACTGAATCATTGTTCAGTAATGGGTTTGTTTCAGACATTTAAGTCCTCCTATGGTTAAGCTGTCATTTTAGACTTGGCTTATTTTAACCTTGATGGTTAAAATTTTGTGTTTTTTGTTGTTTTCTAAAATCTTCTAATTGTTTTTGAGCCAGTTTACCTGTTTCAATAACAGTTTGAAGATGTTGTTCAACTTTTCCAACAACATTGTAAGCAATCCAGAGTTTTTCTCTAGTATCACTTTCTTTAGCACCTGTTTTTTCTAGTAGTGCCTCAGAATAAAGTTTTTTTAGAGATTCTATTGCCTCTATAAAAATTTTATTCTGTAGAACCTGTTTGGCTTGTTGGGATCGGCTGACTTCTAGCGATCTCTCTGCCTGATCTTTGGTTTCCATTTAATCCTTGTACTTGTTGACTGAACATATTAGTAGATTT